GCCATTCACAACACCTGCTGCCCAGAATGGAATCCATACCATTTGAATTGCCCAGAACCAAATTCCCCACCATCCTAACAACATTAAACTAATTGCTAGCATGAGCACTATTCCAGCGTATGGAAATTTAGAATAGATATTTTTTTCTACCCAATCATCTGGAGTACCGACACCATACTTCTGAATCATTTCTTTATCTCTTGCGGATTGAACATAGCAAGAAACTCCAGCGAACAAAACAAACCAGATACCTTCGTTGTGAGGACTATGGGGATCGCCTTCTTTATCGGAGTTCTGATGATGTTTACGATGTATCGCAACCCATTCTTTTGTTATCATACCAGTTGTTAACCACAACCAGAATCTCATAAAATGCGAAAGAACTGGATGAAACTCTAACCCTCTATGTGTTTGCCCTCTATGTAAAAACAAAGTAACACAAACAATGGTAATGTGTGTCATTACCAACAGATAAACTAATTCAATCATCTTGCCTTTCGTACATTACGGTATTGGTATCTCCCAATGACCACTTAGAATCTGTTTCTACAGACCAGCGTTTTGTTGCTACTTTAAAATCTGGCATCTTTAGTTCCCGAGGATTAGACGAAGGCTCGAGGATAATAAGACGATTGTTTGGCTGAGCAGCGAACTGCCCATTATCACACATAATAAAATTATAAGATTTATGATCTTCGGGATCTTCAGTAAATCCAGTGTCAAGAATATTAAAATCAGGGTGAGCAGAGTCAACAGTGAATAGATAGGTACCATACATCCAATTTCCGTCTTTAAGTTTAAATTTGCATTTTAATGATTGCAGCTGTGCTTTTTTTAACACAGTTATATCATATGACAAACAATCCCAAAGTTGTAAGTAGTCTAATGGTAATGGTACTCCTTCAATCGGCTTCCAGCAAAATGCGTGTAATGGCAGTTTATCATATAAAGCGCCATAGTTATTTAGATATGCTTCTATTCTAAATGCTTGTCCTCTTAATGACTTAATACTTATCCACCAACATGGTTCTAATTCATCGTGCCCTTTCGCAAAATCGTATAGAAACTGTTTACGGACAAAACATTTAATAGGTGGAAGATTTGCTATTATGTGCGCCATTATGCAGCTTTAGCCCAAACATCTTGCCAGTCGCCTGTTAATGCGCCTTTCGCATAGTCAGTAGCACGATTCTCAAAAAAGTTAGTATGAGTTGGTGCGTTAATCATTTCTTCAACCCAAGGAAGAGGATTTTTCTTAACTTTAAAAATACCCTTAAGACCTAACGAAATTAAACGACGATCTGCGATGTAGCGAATGTATTTCTTCACATCATCTGATGTCAAATCTCGCATATCACCCAAACTAAAAGCAAGATCAATAAACTTATCTTCGAGTTCAACCATTTTTTCAGCAATAGTATATATCTTACTCTTCAATTCATCATTCCATAACTCACGATTCTCTTCTACATAAGTTCTAAACAACTTAATCATAGACTCAGCATGCATTGTCTCGTCGACGATTGACCATGTGACAATCTGACCCATTCCCTTCATCATACCATGACGAGGAAAATTGAGCAACATAATGAATGATGAGAATAATTGCATGCCCTCAGTAAAAGCAGAGAATGCTGCAATATTTGTTGCTACTGATTCGGCAGTGCCATTGGCTTTAGATAATGCCATAAAGTAGTCATGTTTGTCCCTCATCTGCGCATACTCGAGAAACTCATTATAAGTTGATTCTGGCATACCAACTGTCTCAATCAAGTGACTATACGCAGCAACATGTAACGCTTCTCTAGCAGAAAAGCCAAGCAACATCATACGAACTTCTGGTTGTTTAAAGTATGGTAAATAATTATTAACATACCCACCAGCAACATCAACATCTCCTTGAACAAAGAATCTAAAAATATTTGTTAAGAAATGTTTCTCTTCATTTGTAAGTTTTTTCTTCCAGTCTTTTACATCTTCCATCATAGGAACTTCTGTATGTAACCAGTGCGCTTGTTCATGCTTCAACCAAGCATCATATGCCCATGGGTAATTAAATGGTTTAAACGAGTTTCTATCGTCTGTTAATTTTAATTTTTCTCTTTTATGCGCCATTCCTACTCTCCGATTATTTCTAAAAACTGTTTTGTTGATTGTTTCCAAGACCATTTTTTTGATGACTCGAATACTTCTACTCTGTTTATTAATTTACATGCTTCGACATTATGTGCTAAGTTACCACTATACATTCCATTATACATAAGATTAATTACCTCTATCGGTCCAGGTTGCTCATAACTTGCAACTGGAGTACCGCACGCTATTGCTTCTAATATAACTATACCAAAGGTATCAGTTTGGCTTGGAAATACAAACACATCTGCATTTGCTACAAGTTCAGCTAATTCAACACCAACTTTAGTTCCAACAAAATCTACTTCTGGAAATTTTTTTCTTAATTCATTTAGGTATGGTCCATCACCAACCAAAACCTTTTTACCTTTTAATTTACAAAAATCGTCTAAACCTTTTTCTTTAGAAACTCTACTTACACAAACAATATAATGCGATGGTTTATTTCTACGACTCGGATTAAAAACTTTTGTATCTACACCACGAGACCATACATCAACTTTAGTAAATCCTTTGCTGATTAACATGTCACACATAGTTTGTGTGGGAACCATTGTTGATCTAGCATTGTTATGAAACCAACGATAGAAAGGATAGAACACAGAAGCAGGAATCTTTGTTCTCTTTTGAATAAACTCTGGAAATTGTGTATGATAGCAAGTTGTGAATTCTTTCTTACGAAGTAACATACGAGCATAAATTCCAAGTGGTCCTTCAGTTGCTATGTGTATTTTCCATCCTTCATATAAAGATACCCAGATTTTCTGTTTCATTTTCCATGGATTTATCACAAGTTCTATTTCAGGATATGCTGGAAATTTAACTCTTTTAAAACCAACGCAATAAGGATGTATAACATCAACAACCTTACCATTCTTCTCAAGTTCATGAATAGTGTTTTGATATGTCCTAACAACACCATTTACTTGTGGTTCCCATGCGTCTGTAATAATTAAGATTTTTTGCATTGTCCTGTCACTTTAAACGATTGAAACTTTAACCAGTATGTCATATTTTCCAGTGCTTGTAAACATTGTTGTTCATTACTAAATTTTATTTCTACTTTTCCTGGCACATCATTTGGATTGTTCGTGTGAACTGCCAGTAGAATCAGTACCCACATTTATCATTTCTCCCCAGTGAACAATTTGCCATCTACCATCTAAGTGCTCTACTAATGCTGTACATGATTCAACCCAATCACCATCATTCATATACATTACTCCTTCAATTTCTTTTATCTCGGCATTGTGTATATGTCCGCATATAACACCATCATAACCTTTTTTCTTACAATATACAGCAAGATTTTTTTCGAATTGAAAAATAAAATCTACTGCTTTTTTAACTTTATGCTTAAGAAACTTACTAAGACTAAAATAACCAAACCCCATACGATGCCGAATCCAGTTATATTTACTATTGAGATTAAGAACAAAGTCGTATGCCTTATCTCCTAGAAAACTAATCCATGGCGCTAGTCTAGTGATACCATCAAATAAATCTCCATGAACAACAAGATATCGTTTCCCATCAATGCCATTATGTTCACATTGATTGCACAATTCTATCTTACCAAAAGACAAACCATAAGGTATCATTGGTCTTAAAAACTCATCATGATTACCACTAACATAGACTACACGAACACCACGTTTAGCATAACCAAGAACTCTACGAACCACATTTGTATGGCTCTGTTTCCATCTCCACTTATTGCGTTGTATTTTCCAAGCATCAATAATGTCACCTATGAGATATAATGTCTCACAGGTGTTATGTTTTAGAAAATTATTTAGTAAGTCTGCTTTGCAGTCTTTTGTACCTAAATGCACATCACTAACGAATATGCTTTTGTAATGCATTTATCCCTCACATGCAAGACAATCATTTCCCTCAGCGAGAGATTTTAAATCAATCTCTTGAATTACTTCTCGTTCAATTTTCTTTGCAACTTTATCAGCTTTGCCAATTTTCTCACTTCGGCAATAGTAAAGTGTTTTGAGACCCTCTTTCCATGCTTGGAAGTGTACTGCGTGTACATATTTGATGTGGGAATCTGGTCTAAAGAATAAGTTAAGTGATTGTGCTTGATCAATATATTCTTGCCTGTCTGCTGCATGCTGTACAAGCCATCGCTGATCGAGTTCCATTGAAGTTTTGAAAACATCTTTCTCCCATTCTGTAAGGAACTCGAGATGTTGAACACTTCCATCGTTGGCGATAATACTTGACCAGACTTCGTTATAGTCCAGCTTACTGTCTGCATCACACTTCTCCTTAATAATTTTGTCAAGATATTTGTTTTTGTTCAACGAAGAACCCGAAAGAGTATCCTGCCGATAAGCATTGGCACGATAAGGTTCAATAGAAGGACTAGTGTTGCCCATAAGAATGGAAGAAGAAGCATTGGGAGCAATAGCCATAAGATGACTAAAGCGATTCCCAGTACCCACTGCATCAGGCGCTTCGCCTCGCTCAGTTCCCAATTCTTTATTAGCACGATCTAATCCCTCTCTGATGTGTTTAAAAATTTGTTTGTTTCTTCCGACAGCCATCGCCGATTCCCAAGGAAAATTATTGCGCTGAAGATATGCATGCCACCCCAAAGCACCAATACCAATGCTTCGTTCTTGTTTAGCACTATATCTGGCACGACTAATGGCGTCAGGAGCATTGTCAATAAAAAACTGCAAGACATTATCCAACATCTCAGCAACATCACGTAAGAATAAAGGTTCGTTTTTCCATTCATCATAATACTCCAAGTTTAGCGACGACAAACAGCAAACAGCTGTTCTTTCTTCATTAGTTGGTAAAATAATTTCTGAACAAAGGTTTGATTGGTGAACTTTTAAACCTTTATCTTTTAACCATTGTGGTAGATGACGATTGCTTGTATCGATGAAGTGAATGTAGGGTTCACCTGTCACCATACGTAGTTCTAGAATTTGTTGCCACAAAGCACGAGCAGAAACAACTTCACGAATCTCTCCGCTGTGTGGATCTTTTAATTCCCAGGAATCATCTGCTTCTGGATCAAGCATACATTTCTCAATAATTTGCATAAATGAATCGGGAATGTTTATCGCATGATGCAGATTAAGACAACGGAGATTTTGGTCTCCAGTTGGCTTGCGCATTTCTAAGAAAGGGATAATATCTGGATGGCTAATGTCGAGATAAGCAGCATAGCTGCCACGACGAGTACGACCTTGGCGATATGCCAAAGAACTGGCATCGTAAATTTTGAGGTGAGGCATGACACCAGTAGATTTATCATCTGCCGAACGAATACCAAAACCAATACCAACACCGCCACCAAGCATACTAAGCCAATTAGTTTCACTAAGATTGTCAACTAGTCCCTCCGCTGTATCTTCAATATAATTTAAAAAACAAGAGATAGGCATACCCCTTTTACTTCTCCCAAAGGATAGAATTGGTGTTGAATATGACAACCAATGCCTGGACGAATAGTCGTACAAGCGCTGAGCATGCTCACGATTACTACTAAAAGTATTCGATACATACGCAAATCTTTCTTGTGGGGATTGCTCTTCTTCTTTCATATATGATTCACGCAGTCTTTTTACACCAAGTGAATCAAACAAACTATCTCTGCTATAATCTACTACCAACCCATTAATGGTGCCTTGCATTTAACACTCCAAATATTATTTTTATTGTACGAACTCTTTAGACAGGGGGAATACTTTCGCAATTACCTCAGCACATGCTTTGGCGATGAGTGTGTGTTCTTTTTGTGTTCCGTTTGATGAGCGTAACTGTATATAGTGAATCCAGGATCTTAAGGTTCCATTCATATAAAGTTTAGATTCGGTGAGTCCTTCTGGAAGAACAGCTCTTGCTTGTTCTTTAGCGATACCCTTAGAAACAGCCCAAGCATATACATCAGTACTTCTTTGGATTAAATCACGCTGAAGATTTTCCCACTGGTAAGCAATTTGACGATGCTCATCGTTCTTAAAATCAATTTCAATAGAGTTCTGTCTATTCTTATCATCTTGTAAACGTGCTTCACGAATAACAAAATTAAGATCCTTCGTTGGATCAGCATACCTTTGACTAAACTCTTGGAAAGAAAAACTACGATGACGTAGCATCTGTCTTGCAATGTCACGTGTTGTTGTTATTTCTAAACAAACATTTACCATTTCTAGTGGAGACCAATGCTGATTTTTAATTAGATACTTGATTAGTTTCTCACTAGTTTCTTTGTTGCTTTGATTACTTGGATTACTCACACGTGCACAGAATGCTACAAGTTCTGTCATGTTTTCAGCAAAGTATTCAGCTGGTTGCGAATACGAGATTAATTCTACTTTCATTTTAGTTCCTTCATCAATAACTCTTTGTGCCCACATTTCTTCATTTTCGAGAACAGGGATATTTAAACTTTCTTCCATACAGCATATCTCGCTTTCGCTTCTAAACCAGTTACGGTATATTCATCAATCATCTGTACAATTTTTTCCTGCGTATAACCAGCAAGAAATAAATCATTTATATCTTTATAACCTGTCTCTGGCATCAATGAAACTGTATAACCAAGATCGATGCATTTTTCAATCTGCTTACACAACTCTTTATTTCTTGGTTCATTATCAAAAACAACTACAAGATTACTAGCAAGACTACGAAGATAAACAGAATCAAAGCTGGCACCTGCAACAGCAATTGCGTTTGGTATAAACAAAGAATCGATCGGTCCTTCAACAGCATAAACTTTTTTACTAAAGTCAACTCTCTCAAGTCCATAAATCCTCTCCATGTTATCGTCTAGTTTAATCGTCATATACCTTGGCTGCTCGTCGCCAAAAGCTCTTCCCTGAAAAGCAAAAACTTTTCCATGTTCATTAAAGAAGGGAATTACTAGTCGAGGATGATCATCGTCTTCAGAAGTGTAAGTATATTTAACCTTGTTCACGTATGATTTCCATTTCGCAGCATAAAAAAGATTCTCATAATGCTCATGTGGTATTTTACGTTTTTGAACATACAACACAGCAGGATGATCTGCTCTCATTGTATCAATCCTTCTAAGACCATTTAACGTATCGTCCTGTAGATCAACAAAAATCGGCTTTGTATCAGCAATTTCTATCTTTTTATGATCATTATATCTCTTTGGACCCGACTTATATCGCTCTACTACATACTGATCATAAAGGTACGGATCAACCTGTTTTATCAAGTTTCCTGCATTTGTTGACACACCGCAATTATGACATTTATAAAATAAATCATTTTTCGAAGGATACACATACCCCCTCGCTTTAAGTTTATTTTTTGTACTATCGCCACAGAATGGACAAGAGAAATTAAATGTGTTGTCCTTCTTCTCCTTAAAGTTTCGGAGACGAGGACGTAGTTGGGTGATGTATTTTAGATCAATGTAAAGCATAATATAATTATACCCCGAATGGGGTTAAAAAGCAAGTTAATTAAAAAACTTCGTAAACAAATCTGAATGGCCAATAACATATCCAAGAACTACTGCACCGCCAACAATCATCCATCGCCACTTCTCGAGAACATCAACACGATTGTCAATCTTATGCATCTGATCTGACAGAGATTGATGTTGAGTAGTAGCGTCATGTTTAATTGATGCTGTCGAAGCATCAATTTTGTCAACGATTTCTCTTGTGGTAGTTGTAATTCTAGAATGCACTTCTTTTACATCAGAACGAATTTCGGAAATATCCTCTTTTAGATTTTCGACATTCGTCTCAAGAGAAGCGACTCTCTCTTCTACTGGACTCATTTTACTTCCTCGTATATTTGCTTTTGAGTTCGATACCATTCTTGCCATCCCTTCAACTTGCTTCTTACTTCGTAGCAGGTTGCGTAGTTGTCGACGACGACTTCAAGGACTTGACTGGCTTTAACATCGGAGGTTCCTCCATCAGTTCCTTGGGCGCTTCTGGAAACTTCATTTTTACTGGCACTGTCATGAAGCATGACTGCAGAGTTAGGCAAGCTGCACTGATTGTCAAGATCTTTAGCAACGACATCTTTAATGACTTGTTTGTTTTCATTAGCAGTTTCCCTTACAATTTCTATTTCTTTTACAACTTTCTCAACAATTTTTACATTTTGATTCTTTGATTTTTCTTCAGCTACTTTCACTTTTTTCTCATATTCTTTTGCTGCTTCAACCCAAGACTTTGATGCGTAGTTATATCCTTCTAAGAATAAACCAGCAATTAAAAATACCCCAGCGATTCCTTTTACTATGTGTCCGTATGTCGAAACAAATGGTAGCTTTGATCCAACTGTTCCAATTATAACACCACCAACACCAATAACGAATATTGCATGAATAGCATAGGAGATCCACTCAGCAGGAATAAACGACAACATTAACATGTTATACTTTCTTTACTCTTTTCAACATTCGTATCTGTTTTATTTTTTTTCTAACAATAGGTTCATCAGTAGAAACAGCAGAACCAGTGGCATTTGTTGGGACTTCTTCTGATAAGAACTTCTCTACTAGCAGAAACTCCTCACAGAGAATTATATCTTCTCTTCTAATTTTCGTCAAAAGATTATTATAGTCTTCTTCTAAATTATTAATTGATCTTTTGTTTTCTACACATTCTCTAACAAGAAAATAAGCAGCTGCCAATGTGCCTAGTTTAGAACCAAGACCTGGAACTTTTTCCATAATTCGTTTGATTCTAAATGCCATTCTATGTAACATTGAATACTGATCTTTTTCAGTAAATGTCATATCCTTTAATTTCTTAAGAGGATTTCCACTTTTGTCGATAATGCCGAGTTCATATGCTTTGGTTTCTTCAAACGGAGTTACCAGCATATTTAAAACTCTAAATGCAATTAAATTGTCAACAAACTGCGACATTAAATTTTCCTTAACTCAGAAATTATCTTTTCATCTAATCTAAAGTCTGAAGAAACTAACATTGTTCCTGGTACGTTTTCTGGTAATTTGTTTATATAGATTAAGAATGTTGCTAATAAGTTCCAATCTTCTCTTTCTATCTTATAAAACAACATTTTCAGTGTTGCTTCACCGAACAAATTGAAAAGAACGATAAGATGATTTAGAATTAATCTTTCTTTCAACTCATCGTTCTTTTTATATCTAGTAAACAGTTTTTTAATATAAAGGAATTTCTTCAGATCTTCCTCAAACTCACTAACAGTAGAGCACTGAGGATTATCATAATTATGCATTGCATACTGTAAAAATTCCGCATCACTTTTGAACATATTTACATATTAAGCAGAACAGTAATTAAATAGAGATCCAGCATTTTGGCTGCTAGTAACTGATGTTGGGATTGTATTTGCTGTATTATACCATCCACCTGGAGCATAATAATACCATTTTGCTGTTCCAGTCAAATCAAGCCAAGCGTACCAAATTGCGTATGTTCTTGCTACGTTTTCTGTTCTAATTCTCCAATATGATTGTCCAGAGTTTGTTGATCCACCAGTTGGAGAAATATCTAAACTGTTTGTTTGAGTAACATTTAATACCCAGACTTTTCCAATGTCTTGTGTTGACATAACAGGTAAATTAATAATTTGACCAGAAGCGCCAGAGGCAGTGATAAACACAGCACCGCCATTTCTCATATCAGAAGCAGATGGAGAAATTGTTGAAGAAGTTGAAACAGTATAACCAAGAGCTTGTGTAAATCCGTTTTGTGTTCCTACGAATGGCAGAACACCAAATCTTGAGTAGACATGGTCTCTTACAAACGCACCACCTGTTGCAGTAACACCGAAAACTTCAGTGCCACCAACAGTCATTTTAAACCCACGACTATTTGCAGAAGATGCGCTGTTTGTAATAGCCAGATTTAATGAAGTAAAGTCAAGACCAGCAGAGTTCCATGTTTCTGTAATAGCCAAACTTGTTCCGCCAACTGTGTTCAATGCGCCAATATTAAACACAAATTTATTATCAGCTGTTGAATTGTTTAATGTAAGCGTTGGTTGTGTTGCATTACCAGTTAGTTTGAAAATACCATTTGCTGCAGAACCACCAGTCGCCTTAACAATATATGAATTTGTTGTTAGCGTAAGGGTTGGATTTACTGACACAGTAGTTGTCATATTACCAAGCAAACTGTCTAAAGTCAACTTACGATTGTCTCCAGACTGCACGATTAAGAATGTTTCTGCGCCTGTTAACGACGCAGCTGAATTTAATTCAGATATTTTTTTAGAAGCCATTTTTTCATGTACCTTTCAGGTTATTGAAAATTGTTGATGATAAAGTTATTTATTAACTGTCTGCAAGAACTGAATCGTCAGCAGCATCGCCAGTGATCAAATTACGACCAGCTACCAATGTTTCTACTTGTACACGACCAGACTTACCACCAGTTAAAGCGATACGACGAACCCATCCTGGGCTTGCGCCGACTTTGTTGCCAGCAACTTTCTGTTCTGTTGCGTCAACACCGAAGATATCTTCAAGAGCAGCTTTTCCTGGAGCTGTTCCATCAGCTTGTGAATTGCTGTCTTGATATGCATATTTTGGTTGTTGTTGAATCTTTACGTTAGCAATAGCCAATGTAGCAGCTGTTGTGCCAGTAAAGTTATCTGCTAATGTCAATGCAGTGTTTGATGCGATTGCAGCAACACGATTTTTTGTTGTTGTACCAGAAGTGATGATGAGAACATCACCAATATCTAGATCTGTTAAAAATGATGTACCAACTCCAGTTACTGCAGTCGATGCATTTGTTACGCCAACAGTTGTGCCAGTAGATGGTGCTGCAGCGTCTTGTTTTCCCCAAAGTGCCATTTTAGTTTTCTCCTTGTTTATCTAGAATTAGGAAGATGTAATGGATAACCTGTCATCTCTACACCACTTCCTTTTTTCTTTGGTGTTGACCCTTTTTGCCTTGCGCCAGATGCAGAACCTTTCGGTCTACCACGCCCACGTTTCTCTGTTGATGATTCTTTGTCATCATCAGCATCATATCCCTTTTCGTCCTTATCCTTTTCACCCTTATAGTATTCTGTACCATATTTACCAGTCACTTTACGAGAAGGAAGATCTGACATTTTAATTTCGTCTAAAGAAAATCCCTTAAATGAAACTAATTCTGTTTCTTCTTTTTTGGTTTCGCGATCTGCCGACAGCTTGGCAGCGATTGCCATCTGGCGACGTTTTTCCATAGATTTACCAGCAAACTGTGGAGCATCTGATTTCTTAAAATCTTTAATGACATCGCCCATAGATGCTTTTGACATATTCATTTTTTCTGCGATTTCAATAAACTGCTCGATTAGTTGTAGTTCTTCTTGTGTAAATTCCATTTGGGTTTCCTCTGCTTTCATTGCAGCACGACCAATTGCTACGTTTAGGTTTTGTGCTCTTTTGTAGCCATACTCAGCTGGATCTAATTTAAGACCACGATTAATTTGTGCGCCTTTAGATGCAGCCATTAGATTCTTCATTGTCTTGTTTCGTTTTGCTTGATCAGATTTTTCTTCAACTTGTTCAACTTCTTCTTTCATTTTGGCAGCTTTCGCAGCTTTTTCTTTAGCCATTAATGCAGCAACTTTATTAAGTGTCTTAGAATCAGATGGTGTTAGTTTTGGTTTCACTGGAGGAATGTATCCTTCTTCAACATCCTCTTTAACTTCTTTCTTTGCCTCGTCTTCTTTTTTCTTAGCAGCCATTTGAGCCAAATGTTTGACACGAGACATTGGTGAATGTTTGGCGCCAGATTTATCTGTTACTGTATCAGAAACTTTCTTATATGGACCATCGAATGGAATATTTGTAGATTCTTTTGTTGGCACGCAGTTAGGAACTTTCTTTCCGTTCTTCATCTTCATACCAACTGCGGTATATCCTTTCCAGCATGCATCTTTAAGACCACCAGTGGCTTTCTCAACCTCATCGATCTGCTCAACTTCTTCTTTCATTTCTTTCTCTTCTTCATCATCTTCTTCATCTTCCATCTCGTTTTCTTCATCTTCCATCTCGTCGTCTTCTTCTTTTTCTTTGGCTTTCTCTGAGACGAGTTCTTCTTTCATTTTCTTCGCACGCAGCTTGGCCAGATCTTCGCCTTCGATCTTTCCGTCTTTATCTACGTCAATTTTGTGCTGTCCGCCTTTTAGTGCTTCCAGATATATTTCTCTAAATGGGTTACTCATTTAAGGTGACTCCTTATCATCCATGCGTGTTTTTCGTGAATATCTATTCTTCCAGCGAGAAAATCAGCTAATCCCTGCTTATTCTCTCTAATAGCGATCTCCATCGATTTATTTAGTGATTCTAGAACTCCATCGTTAGCAATTTGAAGATCTTGAAGCATTTGTTCTACTGTAGACGAAACATTACCCTCGTTTAGTGTTTTATATTCATAAATTTCAGAAATAGTCCTTGGAGCATATTCCCCCATAGCACGAATTTCTTCTGCAATATGATCAATAGAACCATAAACATCTTCATACAATTTACCAAAAAAATCGTGAAACTGAGAAAAATTTATTCCCTCTACATTCCAGTGGTGTGATTGTGCTTTAAAATACATAACAAATGTATTTCCAAATAAAACTCTAAGAGATACTATCAATTCATTCATTTAACAATCCCATGCTTTTCTTGACCAGTAATTTGCGCTGGTCTTATCTGTTAAATTACCCTGACCAGAAGATCTCGCGCAATAAGATTTTTTACGAGCAGGGATATGTTTTTTAATGGAAAGGTTTTTGTCACCAAAGTTGACCTTTTGCGCTTTACCATCACCATCTGGATCAACAAAAACTTTAGATTTCTTAACATCACCAGCCATTGGTTTGTTAAGAGTGACTTTCTTACCTTGATATGTTGCTTCATTGAGATAATACTCTTTAAACGATACCATTTATGTAGCCCTCCCTGCGCTTTTTAATGAACTTAATGGGTCTGATTGAGAGTCAAACTTGTGGGCTTGAGAAGCAAACTTTTTACCATTGTGATAGAAGTGTACTGAACCACCACTAGATTTTACTGTAATATTCTTGTGATCTTTAAGAATATGTTCATGATCTTCGCTTGGTTTGCTTGTATGATGCTGAACACCTTTAGCAGTTTGATATGTTGTATGTTTTATAAAAGTATGTCCTTTTTCTTCAGCTGGAGTTGAATGGGCATGAAGAACCTCACGAATATGCTTAACAACATGCTCGTGATTACCAGAATCTAAATGATGTTGTAATTCAGAAGCATGACTATGGGCAACTTTATGCAATAGATCTTGATTGCGTTTCTTTATATCCGCTTGCATTTTAGGATTACTTTTAAGAATTTCTTTACGTTCTACTTTATTTTTACCACTCAAATCAGGATGCGCTTTAAGAATAGCAGCTTTGTGTGCATTAAAGTGTTCTCTGGCTTTCGAACCACCTGATTCCATACCAAGACTTGATGCTGGAATGTTCTTATTTGATTTATCGCTGACCTTTAAACTTATACCATGATGTGTTTCTTTACCTGTTTTTGGATGTTTAGTAGTAACATATACATCAGAAGAATCTTCTTTCTGACTTGCTTTATGTCCTGTTACCTTTTCTGTGTCTCCAGGTTTTGAAGTCCAATGAACTGCATGAATTACATGACCCTTGTGAGTAGAATCTATATGCGCTTTAATGTGTGCAGCAGCAGATTTTGCATTAGCTGCAATCCTGTTGTAATCATTCGGATGTATTTGTTTCTCTAAACGATCATGTGCTTGTTGGGGTGTCTCATCGTTTTCGTTTTTGTGCTTCTCTAGATGTTTGCCATTGTTTAAATGTCTACCAACTAGAAGTTCATGCAATACACCTTTGGTATTATTTGAAACACCACCTTCTTTAGTAGCATCATCTACTGCTTCATTTAATTCTTCCAAATACAGAGATTCGTATTCTTCAGTTATGAACCATTTAAATGTTTTCATTTTGTAAATTTCTTATGTTGTAATCTTGATTTTTCTATCTGACGGATTCTTGGCGCAACTCTGCGTGATAATCTGTCTACTAATGCTTTTCTAGTTTGTAAAAATCTCTCGACTCTTTCTTTTTCTGGTAATGTTGCTTTGTTTGGATCTTTACGCAGTAATCTACGCTTAATCATAGCAGTTGCTAAACGACGAGCACGCTTGTTTATTGTTGTTTGATTTGATGTTCTTCTTAGCGCAATCTGAGCACGAACTTCACGTTTAGACTTTGTTCTAGCAAATCTCTGCTTACGGCGAATACGCTCCATACGAGAGATCTCAAGAATAATAATTTTACCTTCTTTTATCTTTGCTTCTTCTTCTTTATCTTCTTCTTCGTATCCATCAGTGTCTAATTCTTCTCCGCTCTCATCATCAACGATTGCGAATTCTTCATCATCATAGGCATCGATAATATGTTCTGGCTCTGACATACTTGTGATATCGTCATCGAAATCTTCTTCGTCAAAATTTTCTTCTTCAGTTTCTTCATGCATGTATCTTTTTTGTGCCATAGTGAATGAAGATTTGTTTTTTAAATTCTCTAAATCTGATACATTTTGAATTCCAAGAAATCTCTTCATAGCATCATATGTAAGTTTTCCTGTATCTCCAACAACGAACTTACTATCATCGTATGTAGATTGCTCATGCTCTTCATACTCAATTTTTTCTTCACCCAAAGCACGACTTAAACCACGAATAGCATAATCATGTTTCTTTAAATGAGCAGGACCTGCCCAGTCAGATTTCCTCATTGATTCTCTTTCAGTTTTCAAATGACGAATTATTTGTTTTGTTTTTATAACACCATGTTTTTTAACAATTGATCCGTAGTCAGAATGACCTTTTATATGGTTATCATAAACAGAAGACGATTCCTCTTTAACTTGTTTCTTTTGTTCTGCTTCTTTCTTCTCACGTGCTTGGCGTTCTTGTTTAGCGATACGTGACATTTTCTTTAAGAAAGATGGTTTGTTGTAATACGCAGTAGCCTCGCCGAGTTCTTCTCTCGACTTTAGATAATCTCTTACGCTTGAAATATAATCCTGAGCCAATGTTATTTTTGATTGAACCCATTCTGGCATATTGTCATCCATTGACAGCATGTTAATAAGTTCCTGAGAATTTCTTACTACTGTTTGCAGTTGAGTTCTTGCCATTGCGCCTTCGTAATCGTACTCGCCTTTGTCGATTGTTGAAATCGCTTCTTCTAATGCATTAAGAGCATTATCAATCAGTTCAAATTCTTCAGCAAGTTCTAAATGCGTATTATGTTTAGACTTCATTGCTGCTTTAAACGCATTTGCTTTATCAGCAGGAACTTTTACATATGTTGCTTTGTCGCTTATTTCTGAAACTTTAGCGTCATGATCTTTAAATGTTTTCTCATGACCAGGAGTAACTTTCTGACGATGATCAATTCTAAACTCTACGTGCGATTCGTCAAGTTCTGTTTCTTCTTTAACAGATTTACCAGCTGCAGGATTTCCATAAGCTGCTTTACGTGCTTTTAAAATTTCTTTACTTTTTTTCAGTTTAGCAGCCAACTCTGGATCACCCTTTATCATCCAACCTGGACGCATATTATGTTCTGGTTTTAATCCTTCCTTTACTTCTTCTTTGTCATCTTCTTTTTCTGAATTCTTAAAACGCAATGTATGGGCACGGATTTTTCTACCACGCTTGTCTAATTTTGTGTCAGAAGTTTCAATCTCATCGTATCCTTCTTCAATCTTTCCTGGAACAAGTTTCTCATCATAGTTGATGCCTGCTTCTCTTGCTGTTTGTAGCATATTTTTAAGAACAGACATATATTCTGGACGCATAGGTTTATTGCGTATTTTCCTTAGCGCATTATTAACAAGTTGATCTGCTGATGACGATTTTTCAACATCAGGAACACCAAGAGCATCAGCAATGATTCTTGCCACTTTTATTTTGTCTGATGAACTGAACTTCATCTCTATTAGTTCTTTAAAAGTTTTCATAGATTCTTCCATGCCCTCTTCTTTTTCCATATGGTACTGCGCACGCACTTGATCAATATCGTGAATTGCGTGGTTAATGTAATCTGCGTGGTGGTGTAACTCTCCAAGTTTCATCAGATATTCTTGAGCCATCTGAATAGACGAATTAAATTGGTCAACTTCTTCTTCGCTAATCTCATCGTATTCAACTGCTTTATTTAAAATAGAATGATACTCGTCAGTTGATTTTAATGCGTTAAGAACTGCAACTGGATCAACATCATCTCTAGATGTTAGTCTAGAAAATGCTGCAATAACTTGTGGATGTTTAATGTTTTGTGGTTTATAATTCTTATATGAGAAATCGCTTGTGTCTTCGGTTTCTTGGTAATCTTCAACAACTGTTACATTGTGCAACCACTTACGATGTGTATTACCAGAAGTATCAACCACAGTAAGATAATTGGAGCCTCTATCAAGAATTTCATATCTCTCTCCGTTTGATTCAACTATCTGACCAACTTTGAAAATTTCGCCTCTGTGGTATGACTCTCGTAACCAATCAGTAACTGTAACTTGTTCCTTAACAACATCAAGACCCATTGCTTGACGGATTTCGTTCATCAAACGACGACCATCCATTGTGGTAAGAGTTGTTGGTAATCCCTTTTTGAATGTATCAAAATCGCCTTTTTTAGCAGCTTCTCTCATTTTGGTACCAGACATTCCAGTTGCATCATCGCTATCTGGATCACGCTCACCAGCAGACACTACTTGTATTGTGTTAAAGTTAAATTCTTTGCCGTTGTACTGATTTAACAGTTTGGTGTACTCTACAACACGATCGCTTCCTGCGACCATAATAATATCTTTGTATTTTTTATTAAGTTCTTTAGCAACTTCGATGAATGTTCTTGTTGATGGACCAGCAGCCATAAATTTTGCTGTTGGAAACATTCTTTTGAGATAGTAAACCTTACGATCTACTGGGAGTGGGTTTTTAGTTTTGTCCTGAGTTCTGGACGCATAGATTACATGAGAAGCATTATGAGTAGATGCAAGACGCTCTACTGCACGAACCAATAATTCGTGACCTGTCGTTGGTGGCTGGAAGCGACCAAACGCAAAAACAATCTTTTTAGAAGGTAATTCCTTCAGGAATTGGCTATATGCTTTCATTTAATCCATCTATATGAGTAATAATCAATTATTTAGTCATCTTTTATCTTTGCTCGATCCAAGTAAGCGATGCTACTACATCCTTGTTTCCTACAGAACTAGCAGCAGCAATAGTAAGAGTGTCGCTGACTGTGCCTAAATTGCTGCGTCCAAGTTGATAAACTGTATCTGTATCTACTCTGATGCCAGTTCCTCCGCCACCAGCTGAAATAATACCTGATTGTAGATCATTTCCATTCGTAATAGCACCAGTGCTGGTATAGTTGTACTGTGTAAAGGCATCAGAATCAGGGTGATCTACCCAAGTTCCGTTTATCGTAGCATTTCGAATAAGTTTAAAATATATGGTGGTATTATCAATAGTAGCTGCTTGGAAAAATGTTGGTAGTACTATTCCTGTTAGAGCTGTGCTTTTTAATCTAATACTTACTACAGGATAAAAAGTTCTAGCAGCAGGTAAATTAATACCAGTTAGGGGAGTCAATATACTTTCAGCGATTCCCAACTTCTCAACCGATCCTTCTGCCAATAAACTATTACTGCCCTGCCACAAGTAGTGAGTGCCAGCTACACCTGTAAGATTTTCTATTTCAAGTCTAATAGGTAAAAATGGAGTTTTACACCATGGAGTTTGTAGTCTATTACCATTGTTAACAACATGTATAAGTCTTGGCGTACCATCAATTAAAAACGAAAACCTTATCTGGCCAGCACCATACCACTCATAATCCATTACCACTAACTGTTGCGCTTGGGGATCTGCTGTAATACCACTAGGACCATTGCCATCTAATTTATCGTAGTTCCAATCTTTGCGATATATTCTTTCTACTGTAGGTACAGCACCATCGCTATTGATTACTACACAAGCATACTGTGGCTCTCCTGTCAATGCATCGACTGTACCACAGTCCTCAAAGAAAAATCCATCAGTACCATCAAACATACCAAATCTACGACGTATACCAGTAACTGGAGTTTGCAACCTAACAGCAAATGCTATGGTTTGTGTACGACCTGGAGTATAACGCTGTACATTGCGAGTTTGTCGTATGACTTTAGAACCCACTTGATTGGTTACTTGCATACGAACTTGACTTAATGAAGCGTCAAATACAGCAGAACCACCATTGTATGTAGCTTCATCCCATACATCTGTCTCTTTACCATACTGAAATGTGTTAAAGAAAATGGTTTGCTGTGTCTGTACTTTAACACGACCCTTACTGTCTAATTCTGTTTCTTGAAATAAATACGTCATACTATTTTCCACCCATCTCTATAGATCATTTGAATACCACCATTGTCAACCCTTAATATAAATCCATCAGGATCATTGTCAACATTGCCTTGAACAATAATTGGAAATCTAGAGCAACGACCTGACTCGTCTTTGATTATAATATATCTACCATTTTTTACATTTGTTGGTAGTGTTATTGTTACTGTTCCTGCATAGTTAATTCCAACATAGTAGTCTTTTCTTCCAACTGTATAAGTTGCTGCTGTTACTAGTGTTGTTTGGTGGTCGAGATTAACAACATCTCCAGCGCCACCACCTGGACCATAAGCAGCAATTCGACCAATCGCTTGTTCAAGAAACTGCATCTTCTTGATAATACCAGCGATGTTTGGATCAACAGGTTGTGGAGCAGGTTGCTGAAAAGAATCTTTGTTCGTTACTTCTTTTTCAACAATAACTTCTTTCTCAACGATAACTTCTTTTATAATTTCTTTTGGTTGCGCTTTCTTCTCAACAAATATTCCAAGCAATTCACCAATCTCATTATTTTTTTTGAGTCTTTCCTGAACACCCTTTAGTGCTTGACCAGCAGGAGTGCTTTCCTGTGCTTTTTTTGATTCTGCTTTGGCTTTAGCAAGTTCAGCAAACAACTCTTTTAGTTCACTCATACTACTGCCAATATTCCTTGCGCTGCAGCTACAATCCAACGACAGGCTACTTCGTCATTAGCCAATTCTTGTTGCGCTCTAATTTCAGCAACCTCTTTAACAAGAAACTCGTATTCTTCTTTAGTAAGTTGACCACTTGTGTATTGCTCATAAAATGAAATTAAATCACTAGCAAGAGTACCTGCTGCACCACCCATTCCTGCTTGCTGCTGTAATTGTTCTATTAAATTCATCTTCCTCTCCATGCGTTAGTAATTACTTCTACTCTTGTCTTTTGTAATTTAACAACACCTTCGCAGAATTTCTCATTGCTTGATGCTTGCGCTTTCTTTAGAGCATCTTCCATATTACCTAATGCTTCAGCTTGTGGATCTTTGCGTAAAGTAGCGTAGGTTTTTAATCTCTCAACTTTATCAAAAGTTGTTTTCCAATTTCTATCTGCGCAAGATAACTTGTTAACAGATATCTTTAAATCAACAAGATCGCCAAACATAACTGGATCGTGCGGAATTGGCATAATAAAAGAGCATCCTGTTAAAACAACTAATGCTATACCTGCTATTAGTTTCTTCATACTTACCTCGGTCTATTTAAGAAGTTGTTTCTAGAAAATTCAAGACGATCAACCAACTTAACAACACGATCTCCCTGAACAGCCACGAATCCTTCTGGTGTTGTTGGAACAAGAGAGTTTCCACGCTCAACAAAACCAGCGACTCCTGTTTCTAATTTATTCAGTTTATTTACAATGATCATTTTACATGTAACAATCAAAGAAAACGCTTCATACGCTTTCTCAAGAACAACTCTGTTCTTATCAAGGAAATCTACAATTTGTTGTCTCTCGTCAGATTTCTTTTGTTTTGTTGTTGATGTTTTTACTTTATCGATATCTTTTTGCAACTCATCATGAACATATTGAGCAAACCCATGCGCATGCGTGAGACCAGTATAATTACCTGCACGAACATTGGCGTTGTTGTATTTTGCCATTAGCACAGATACCTGTTTATGTGTAGAAAGATATGATAAAAAAGAATTGGGGATTGCAACTTTAAGTTTTTCTAATTGAGCATGCGCTTTTAACACAGTTGCTTGCTCGTCAGCATTCAAAGACAAGTCTTTTGTTTTATCTTTTAAAATCGCATCATCAACAAAAACATTCTTTGATTTTTTAAGACTAGCGATTGAATAACCGAAGTTTGCTTTCATAGTAGCTGGGTCAGAGCCAGTATAGAAAGTATGGAAAATAATCCCCATTTTGCTTGCGAGGATTCTTCTACCAAGATCACTATCAGCAGCGACAGCATAAACAATAGTATTGGGTTTGAAAGTAACATGTTTTACTCCATCAATAACTAATGGTTTCAAATCATTGTCAGTATAAAGGAAATCTCCCTGCACTGTTCCATTTATTCCAAGTTCTTTACAATATTTTAATGCGAATTTTAGTTTTTCTACAAGACCAGCAGAATGTCCATGGTTCTCTTCAATATCTTTATCTGTACGATTTAATTTAGGAGAAGCATTAAACGCTGACTTTGAAGCAACCCAAAAATCTGTTCCTGAATCATGAATGATAATTGATGGCGATCCATCCCATTTCGTAGTAATTAATGTTCCTGGCGCTTTATTGTACAGAGCATTAACATATATTTGAATGCTCTCAACAGCAAAATTCAATCCTGATCTACCTTCTTCAAACATCAAATCTTCTAAATGTGAAAGGTGCTTGAGGCGAGTGGTGTCGTTTGCTGTTTCTGTTAAGTAATCAGAGAATCTCATTTTGTGTATATTCCTTTTCCTACTTCCAAATAAAATTTTGCTTCATTCGCAGGTGGTGGTCTAAGTTTTGTTCTTATTTGAAAGATTGGCGCTTTAGATTCTTTGTCCAAAAATACTAGATTGTTACCCTTTGCTTCTGCAATTAATTTTGTAGTTTTTTCAAGATTATCAAAATAATCTACAGTAATTTCTTTTACTGCGCCACGCTGTACGTCAACAACATTAGCAAGATCAGAACCAAAAATGCTTTTCTTTAAAAATGAATATGCAGTTTTTGAAAAGTTTGCCTCGGTTGATTTTTTAAGTATTTCTTTTTTTAGATCATTATACATTGAACTGATTAATTCAAATTTTGATTTCTGTTCTTCTGGTCCATTAAACGATTTACTCAATCTTACATATTTCTCTCTAGCATCCCACTTAATATTCATAGCATTAGCAAAATCTAGCATACCATTATATGGCGATAAGTTGGCAACTGTAACACTTTCTGATTTTAATGAGAAAGGTAAAGAATCTGACATAATTTTTTTAGTAGAACCTTTTGCTGTTGCATAAATCTCTAGAGTAACATCACCCTTTATTTCGCCACCACTAGATTCTCCTGCGATTCCATCTGCAATAACTGTAAATGTTGCAACCTCACCTTTATTATTATCTAGAAAATAATCTACTGCCTTGTTTGTCTTTTTTGCAAAATCTGCTCTATCGAAAGATTTAATTAATTGTTCAACTTTCTGATCAATCTTACCGATGTCCTTGGAAGATTTATAAAGCACATCATAATCTTTACCAAACGCTCCGATGACAGACTCAGGTTTTAATCTCATTTCAAACCCGACATTAAAAAAGTCAGGTGCGTTCTTTCCCTTTTGTCTCTTTAGATTTTTTGCGACAGAATATTTGAATCTTCCTGTAGAAAACATTTTAGTATCAACTTCTGATCTAATTTTGTTTAATACATTTTTTTCAACTTTGCCGTACGCTAGATGCAGTGATAAAGCAATAGTAAAAATGCCTTCGATCACATCGCCTTCGTTTAGTTTAGCCATATTTTTGTAAAATTATCTCTGTTTTTTTCTTTGTTTATAAGCAACTCTCTCATATTTATTGCTCCACTTAATAACCTGTTTGAACAACTTTGGTATTGCTTGGTTGTTGTGGGCATCATAATTAAATGTTTTGAGATAATATCGAAGAGTTTTAGAATCTCTTCCTTTTCTGGCTCTAGAAAGTAGTTGAGTTACTGGAATATTTGGTCGATTTCTTTTAAAGTCCAAATATATGCAATGAGCATATGCTTGTATTTCATCAAACTCCGAAAGATATTTTCTTTCTTCATTCCTTTTAAGTTGTTTTACTTTTTTGTAGGGAAGGACATAATTTGACCACTCATCGCATCTTCTGTCAAACTGCATAAAGTGCACTAGTTCATGCATTGAAATTTGTATAAGTCTAAACTTAAATCTTTTCCAAGTAGTGTCTGTAAATGGAAACTTATTGAAATAATCTGTGTAGATATGAATTGTGCAACGTCTTTCTTGTGGGTCATACTCACCACCCATTGCGACATTTGTTTCATAAAATTTAGACTTCAGTTTCTCTGGGCGATACTCTATTCTTGTTCGCCATTTTTTGAAGTAGTTGGAAAGACCCTTTGAATCATTGCGATAATGATCTAGATCGTCCCAAATTTTGGATGGTATGAACTTCGCTCTGAACGGACGTTCAGAGAAAGGAAGGAATTCTACGAAATCGATATTGACTTGATTGAGATGTTCCATAGCAACCTCATAAGGTTAGGAATATTTATCCTTTATTATACCTTATGGGTTGTTCGTTGTCAAGCAGTTTATCCGAAGAATTCGTCTAAACTCAGAGTTTCTTTCTTTTCGAAGTGTTCATCGAACATATTTCGCGAATTTTTAGGTAAATTCGGATCAAAATTCGACTTTGTAAGAAGTTCGTTTAGATAACCAGTTGGCTTCCCAGCGGAGAGATCAATATAGTGCTGGGCAATACGCTTTCGGTCAAACTGTTGAATCAACTCATAGTTGTTCTGAACGATTCTCATATATTCTGCCTCAGACATATCGCAGTACTCAGCGATCTTCTCACCATATTCTTTTGGCGTATATGACTTCTTGAGCATGCAGTAGTTTACGCCTGCTTTTAACAAAACACCATTACCTTCTTCATTGTTGGAAACCCCAAAATTTACAGCAATGGGCACAGCCCCGATCCGCATAGCGTCAACCACAACACGATTAAAATGCTCACCAAAAGTATTACTCCAGCTAGGATCAACCAGAAACTTTGAGGTTGACAGTATTTCGTCGCGTTTTTCTCCAGAAATAAAACCAAGATAGTCAAAGTTGCCAGAATTCTCAGCATTTTCCCAAATACGTTTTCCCTCTCGATCAGGTGTTACATCTGGATCGTATTGTCTAGTGGCAAAATATTCTTCTTTACATTTGTCTTTCGACATCATATATGCTGCTTCAATACCATAACCACCAACAAGTGTCTTAACATTTTTCATGTAAGGCACTGCACGGATAAGGTCGTCCACACGCTTCCAGCGCTTAAAGGTCTGTATAGACAGGATTTTGTTCTCGCGACCAGCAAACTGCGGAGTAGGTGGTACGCCAGCGATATCCTGAGGGTTCAAAATTAACGCTCGAGGTGTGGACATAAAATCAGCCGACTCGTACGCAGCAGGATGCACGCATGCGAGACCAGCAAAATGTTTTTCAAACAAACTAATCCAAGGATAGAGTTTCTTCAGATTTGCGTCGTGGATAATTACGACTTGTTTTGCTTTGACATTTTCAATCATCGGCAACCAATCTTTATACTTTTCAGTGTCTTTATTTTTAAAACCGAAAATAGATTGCCAAATAACAATATCATGTTTGTTCGCATCATCAACAAACTTGTCGATAGATTCTTTTACTTTATAAGAATAGTAGGGAGCCATCCATCCATCACCTTGGTGGACAGGATAACCAGAACCAATACCAATCTCCCATCCCTCTTTCAATACAGAAGGAATCTCAACAGGGCGAACTGTTTTTGTTCCTTTGAGATATGCAAAATTTACTTCATGACCAAGTTCTTTCAATCCTGCCATCAAATGTTCACAGTGATTAATAATTCCACCAAAGTTGTTAAAGGTATGCATTACCATTAAAATTTTCATGTCCAAAGTCCTTGTCTAATTTTAATCAAACGAATCATCATGTCTTCGTCTTCTTGCTCATAGCGTTGCTCAATTTCAGTGCACAAGTCAAGTGCCTTTTTAGTTTCTTCTCTTTCTTCTTCGGTACGATCCTCGTAGTCAAAGAATCCTTTGTCAGCCTCGCGACGCTTATTGCAGATAGCAGTCCAACCAGAAATCTCGTGTGGGTCAGGACGCTTTGGTCTCTCAACAGTCCACCATGTATATAGATCTAGTATTTCTTGCGCTTTGATGGCTTGACTAGTAGGTTTACCATACCTTGGGTCATCCTTGTCTAACATCTCGTCTTCATTCCAAACAAGGTTACGTTGCCATTCTAGATTGGCAAGTCCGCACTCTGGATTACGCCAAGTGCGCCAACGGAACCAACCTGTAGCATACCAAGGCGATTTAAACTTCTTGCGTGACTCTTCATCCCAAACAACATGCCACCACGCAAGTTCTATTTCCACAAAATCGACAAGTTCATTGAAGAGGCATGGTAGGAAGCGATTTCCGACATCACACCAGTTTCCTGGCTTAATGTCACGAGGATGGGCAGTAAGAGAATGAGTGCGAGTAACCCAGCGATTATTGATGTAGTATTTAACAGAGTAAATCGCATCAGGGATGTATAGAATTGCGCCCTGAATGGCATCAAGACCTTCTTCTGCAAGCCAGTAACGAAATTTGTGTGCTTCTTTTGCAGCTGCATTCCAGTTTCTCCATCCCTTTGATGTTTCTGCGTGTGGCTTCGGTGTTCCACGAAGCCAATCAGCGAATTTTGTACATGACCAATAATTATTACGCATTGTTTATTTCCTAAAACTATATTATACTATAATCGTCTATAAATGTCAAGAGAAGAATTCTTCTATGTCCGCTTTCATTGCGTTCGAATGATATTTGGCAAGAACTTCTTCGCCAAGTTTATTGCGAAGATAGTCATACCACTCCTGCTCTTCCCACATTCCTGGAGAAACACCATTCCACAGTTTTTTCCATAGAGGGTGTTCTTTATTCAATCTACGAGATTCAACATATTCATATCTAGTATTTTCATATTCGTATGAACCAAGTTCTAACATATTTTCGCGAAGATACACAACAAGAGAAACACGCTCAGAACCTTCTTCACAAACAATTGGTGTGTTACCATGAATAACCTCATGATTATTTACCAGCAACAAATCTCCTGGGCGAACATTTACTGCGATGCGAATTTCAGGAAAAATCAAATATCCACCTGTATATCTACCATCATTAGATAATGTCAATAGATTAGAAAGACCATCAGAAAAATCACCTGCGTCGCGATGAGCAGCTGTTCTAAATGTTTTATTTACTGTTACTGTAGTAAAGGGTGTTTCGGGAATAACAAATCTTGGATCAATCTTATCAGTTGCTGCTTTCTGAGCAGAATATCTTGTTGGGAGAAGTGTTTCAAATCCTCTAGACAAGTGTTGAAGGAAAGGATATGCCATCTTAAACTTCTCAAAGTTATCACGAGTATATGTAGTCGCACGACCAAACGGAATACGAGGATAACGATCGAACCAACCTGCGATACCAGAATCAACAGGATTACCATAAGAAGTTTCGCTGATCATCTTCATAGTTTCTTTTGTTGATTCTGCTCTTTGCGCAGGTGTCATAGGAATAATACTATCAACCCATTCATCGAAATTAAATTTATTTCTAAATCTTGAGATAACCCAAACATTGTTTTTACCAGAACCAAGTGCTTTCAAACGTGCTTCTGGTGTTGGATAACGTGATCTGACATCTTCAATAACATCTTCATCGCCGAGTTTTGCTTTCTCTGCATTTAGCAAAGCAAGCATCATTTCTTCCTGATAATTAGTAACCCACTCACGACCCTCACCAGTTACCGATGTTCCTTCTTTAATTCCAGAAGCAAGACCACGATTTTCAGTGCGAACAGCTGCTTCACGCAAACCAGCATATGCTGCATCCTGTTCTTCTTTCGTAAAAAAGTTTTTTCTAAACTTAAAAGCAATGTGTCGCTC